AATAAAATATCTTCGTTCTCATCAAATATAGGATCGCCTTCTTCATTCTTTTGAATAAGAGAATCTGCTGTAGTGGCTAATCCATCATCATCCATTACGGTAATATCATCCAAGCCGTATTGAGCGCGTATCCTCATCACTGTTCCTGATGAAGCGTGAACCGTTACAACATAAGGCTCCTCGTAATCATCACCATCTAAATCTAGGAAAGTCTGCTGTTCATAGAATTCTGTAAACTTATCGTTTACAGCTTCTTCTCTGCCGCCTTCCTCGCTAACTTTAGCGCCTAGTTCTATCTCAACATCACGCCAAACACCGGAAAGTATCTTTTCTTGGATCTGATTAGGCGTTAAAAATATTCTGTGAGTGAATCGAGGCGCACTTGATAGCGTCTTTGTAGACTGATTAATAGCAAAGTTAGGATAGGTTATTACTTCCGACTCGTTATGACCTACTGAAGAGTTAAAGAATGTCTTTTTAAATATACTACCTTGGCATGATAGGTCATAGAGTAGTTTGTCCTGCTCTTCTACCCAACTTTCATTCTGTACGGTTAGCTGCCAATTCATTACGGTCTGGATGCGCTCTATACGGTCAGCTTTAACGTCATCGGGGTCTTTACCAACAACAGTAGCCTTAACTAAATCGTTGCCTTTAAGAAGTTCTTGACTAGCTCTATCACCATACTTTAATCGGGCTTCCATCAAAATAGGCGTTTTGAAATTAGCAGCACCTTCCCAAGGTTCATCACGTGGACCTTTGGATGGTTTAATTAATTCCATGCCAGTCTCTACATCGTCGCGCCATTCAGACATTGAGTCCCAATCAGCGCCATAACCCTCTTTAACTCGACGACCAATGAGCATAAGCTCTTGGTCGCCACCTTCGGTATCCTCAATATCTTCAACGATATTAGGGTTAGTCATTAAGTCTAAGAGTTTTTTAATAGCCATTAACCATATCCGCCAACGGTACTAGACCCATAACTCTGGTCAAAGTATTCTTCCTCATGTTCGTGTAATCCTCTAGTATATCCACATGCTGCGTATTGCTCCGCGTCTGCTGGATGAGAATAAACATTCTTATCAGGTTTCAGATTGTACCTATTTTCTCCCGACATTTGAACCTTTTTATATTTATAGCCGCCCATCTTGCCCTTTCTAAGGTATTTACAGCTCTTATTAAGGACATAGCCGGGGTAACCACCATCAACTAGCTTGGTGAGGAAATGCTTAACCGCATCAAGTCTTAGCGTTGGGTCATTGGTCGGCGCGCCTTCTGTCATGAACCCCATATCGAGCGGAACAATTAAATCACCATCATCATTAATCACATATTCATCGTTCAAAATACCAATAGCGGACTTAGCCTCGCTCTCTCCTCTTGCTGTGCCCGATGGATCACCTAAAGAAAATTCTATGTCGTAGTCAGAGTAATGAGTCGCAAGGAATGGCTTAACAACATCTCGGGCAAACTGTCTAACTCCCATATCTTCAGAGAATAATTCAGCTAAAACTAACATCTGCCCTAGGCTAGTTATCTGGGTAATCACACACGATGGTGTTAAACCAAAGTCCCATCCTAAACCTAGGCCTATGCCTTTAATAGCAATGATGCCAGTCTCAGGACAGTGAAGCTTGTCGTTGTACTCAGGGTATACAGGCTTACCAGTCTTCAAGTGTCCGTAATTACCCATGACCATCACGTTTATATGATCTTCATCATTACCTGCAATCATATCGAGATAGTACTGATAGCCACCCGGTAAATGGTCTATGTTCTCAGCCTCATCATTAGGTGTATATGTACCGTTAGGCTGCCGGATCAAAGGGCTAGGACCACGAAAGAAGTCAAAGATTCTTTTAGTCTCACTCATAGCAAAGTCTTTCTGCTCTGGTCTTGTAGACTTTAGGCAATGCTCTTCTGCTAATTGATACCACCAATGGTTATCATCGCAAGGGTTAGTGTCCATCAATAGAGCTTTACGCTTGCAGGGTTGTAGCTTTCCATGCTCATCACGCGGAGCTTTGTAGTCCCCATCATCTTGATAGCCGTCAATTACACTAGGGTAGCGGCCTATTCTCTCTCTGGCACCCTTCACTACTGCATAAGATATTTCTCTAGCCTCGTTAATGAATGCGCCGGTAATCTCTAAAGAAAGTAATTTTCTTACATCAACCTCAAACTCTAATCGTGTACCGTCTGATAGTGGCTGGTCACACTTAGCCATGATCATAGGGTGCATAGTAATTGAGCATACTGATTCGGGTAGCCATTGCTTCCAAGTGTTTAGGGTAGTTGATCTTAGCTCTAGCGTAGTGTTTCTAATGATAGCCCATCGAGTTTTTCTTATGCCTTGAGAGTTAGGCCATTGATCTTGAGCAAGTCTTATTAATTCCTGTATGCAAGTAACGCTTTTTCCATTACCTACAGGCCCCATAAAGCCACGTACTACCTTGTCGCTAGCATGGAATCTTTGCGCTGTAGGCTCTGCGTTATAGGTTATTGTTGGCATTTAAGGTCCAAGTTGGTGAGGTGTCGCCATCTTTAAATATTGCAACGTATCTAGGTATTTCAGACCCTTCAGGCGTTAGCTTAAACTGTTCGTGGTATCCAATATATTCAGCTGTCTCCTTAAAGAAATCATGCCGAATATCAATAGGCGCAAAACCATCAAATAAATTAACCCCTTCACCATTCTTGCAGCCATGAAGGAACTCTTGCGTAACTGTAAACTTTCCTAATTTTCTATTCATATCAATCTGGGAGCTAAGTTACCGGATCTGAAAAGTTAATTAAAGTAGTTGTCGGATCTGACAAGTAAGTTGTCGGAATAATGTGGAGCGCTTTTATTCAGTGTAGCCTTATTTAATATTATCTTCTATAGTCTTGCGAGCATCTCTCATAGATGCCAGCAATTGCTTAGATCTTTTCTCATTAATCCTATTAAACTCAGAATCATCAACCTGTTCCCAAGTAACACCGTCTAATGATCTGCCACCTAGCAAATTACCTGTAAGAACATAGTGCAATACATCAGCACTTCTATCTTTTGGTGTCACCTCTAAAGCAAAGCCTTTACCATATGTTTCCATGTATCACCTAATGCAACGTTAATATATTACCAGTTGAAACCTTGCACCATCTGACTTTCCAGCCTTCTGATGCGCTTAAGTATAATTCTCCAGTGGGTACATGATCTCTCTTACCTACCCCTGGGAATATACTCCCATGTAAATATAAATATGCTCCGCCTTGGCTGCTAGCATCGCCAGTTTCATACTTACTAACACCTAGACCGTCCATAGCTTCCTTAATTGCAGGTATCCATTGATCTGCATAGACTTCAGTCCACCAATCAGGGATAAATACTTTAACTGTGTTAGCCATTTTCTCCGCCGTAATTATTATTAAACGTAATCCCTTCAGGCGTCTTCAGATCCACGCTAGAGGCTTCTTTTAATCCTAGGTCTCTAGCTATTATCTGATGGTTAAAGATGCCAACAGTGGCTCCTGAGAACTTGTTATCCCTTACTATTTTCTCGATTGCACTACAGACCCCAATAAAATCTGTCTTCTTTGTGTATGCGCGCCAAGTTTCATCACAGATACCCATGTATATTTGTAGGCCATCTAGTGTGTAGGGTTTAGTGTGGAGTTGCTCTAATTGCTCTGGTCCGTCTTTGCCGAGGACAGCCTTAAAGCTTACGATAGGATTGTCATCTGTGTATTGGAAGTATGCACAGGCTTTATCCCATATCTCCTCAGATTTTTTGTATTTAGGCATTCTTCCTGAAAACTCTCTTAGCTTCCAGAGTTGATTACCTTTCTCAAAGGTATGTGCAGCCATTTCTATGACCTTATCTAGTTAGTTAATCTGCTTAGCTGTTTATTTTATCATGTTTTTATCAACTATTTCTAAGTTTTTTATTTTCATTCCTCAATTTTTCTATAACTTGTTTGTAATCTGCAAGCTCTAGCTCAAATATTTCAATTTTTTTACTTAAAGAGTTAATAATTTTGAGCGAATTCGCATTTATCCAAATTAAGTTGCGCCCGCATCGGCATAACTCTTTCTCTGAGACATTAGAAGCATCGACTTCGCCGCATTTAGCGCAATTCCATTGTCCTGTCATTCTAATAGCTCCTTATCTGTTAAGCTCTCTTCCTGCAAAATCCACTTTTACAGTCTCAAAACTGCCAAGCTCTATATTCTGTATGGCAACCGTAACCCTCATTAAGAATTTTTTAAGCTCTCGCTTATACTCTTCTATTGCCTCGGCCTCCGTAGCTCCATAGCCTTTGTTGAAATCAATGTCATCAACCCAAGCCTCAAAGCTTTGGTACTTTTCTTTTCCATCATTATGAATCTTTAACTCAACACTCATAATCATTCACCTCTGCTGTTTTGTTGTGTGCTGTAAAACCCATAACTTCGCTTTTTCATCTATCCAGTATTTAGCGGCATTTTCAATTTTCACATCTATTCGCTTGCAATGTTCTGAAATCTGCCTGCTCCATTCGGCTCGGCAATCAATCTCGTTATCAAATGTGAATAGCTCGTTACCATTGCGAAATCTAAAACCTGTATTATCGACCGGGGATATTACTTTTTTCGTCGGCTCGCCTTTCTTGTTAAGTGGTGCGAAATGTGTTTCTGAATAATAAACCGTTTTATTTTTAGGCAAGATCTCGTTATCCATCACCATCACCTGTGTCGGCGGCACATTACGCAAAGCTTTCTTATTTAAATCCGGCCTGTTGTAGTGACATATCCACACAACCTCACCGATCTTATCGCCATTTCTAATATCTGTTGTTAACATCCTTCACCTCTGCTGTTTTTGTTTTAACTGGTTAATCTTCATCTTTAAACGCTCAATCTTTTTTTTATCTCTTAACATCGCTTGCTCGGTTAGTGCGTGCATGTATTGCCACTGTTCGACGGTTTGAGGCATCACTTCATCTTTGACCAGTGACACTCCGCACGCTTCACATGTAATCGTGCTCATCCTTCACCTCTGCTTTTTAATCGACGTTATCAATTTGAGATGTAGCGGTTACTTTTTCATCAGTACCTATGACTCGCTCGACTGATACAAAAATCTTATCGCTACCCAAATATAATTTAGCGTCATGTTTCTGTAAGATCGTATCAATCTCTATTGAAATTTGATGTGCAATGATTTTAGCTTCTCTGTGCTGTATTGATGTGCTAGTGCTTTCTGTAATGTCTCGAAAAGCGTTTTTTAATTCACTCATCATTCACCTCTGCTTTTTGTTAATCTTCAAATTCTGGCAATTTTGCCTTTCTAACTATCAGTAAATCTAAGTCGCTTAGCTCGCAACTCTGATCACCCATGAGAAAATCGGTTGATCTAATGAGGATCGGATACCAAACGTCGCCTTCTTCTGGACTAGCTATCCAGTGCCAACCCTCTTCGTATTTGTCACCCATCCTTCACCTCTGCTGCTTTGTTATGCTTCAAAAGCGCATACACGCTCAATCACGTAGTACTTGTGCCAAAAAAACGTCTTCCCACTCGCCTGCCTCTTTAAGTATTACTTGGGTGCAGCCCTCTTTTGCTAGCTCTATTTCCTCAAAGTTGTTTTCAATGCAGTCTTTAATAAGGCTCACGTCATCAACACCGCCGATTGATGAAATATCCAAAGTCCCTATGAATGAACTAATTATCATGCTGTATTCACCTTCGCTTGTGTCACAGCCTAACTCTGTATAAATACAAACTTCTACAAAATTAACCGATCTATCTTCTAGCTGTTGAAATTCGATTGGCATCACTCACCTCTGCTTTTTTGTTTGATCGGCTGGCTTGTTTAGCATTGCGTAAAACTCTATCGCTTCTTCCGCTGTAGCCCAAAAAGTACCTCCGCCATCACCGTAACAAATCTTCCACTTTTCGCCATCAAAGCAAGCAAATTCATAATCCTCTTGGTATATAACAAGACAGCAATCAATACGAGTTTTTGGCTTTCCCTTCTTCCAGTCAATCATCACTCACCTCTGCTGTTTATGTTCTTCATTAATTTGTCGGCTACGCTTTCGCCGCCAATAATTGAACTGTATTCGCCGCCAGATTTATATTGCTCAAAATACCGCGACGCTTCACTAATCAAATCCATACCGTACTCACCACTCACGGACCAAAGCCCCAAATTGCAACTTATAGTGCAGCGCCGCCCGTTTCGTTTATAAGTTGTACACCGCTCAAGTTCTGTCTTATCCATCATTCACCTCTGCTGTTTTGTTGCGTTTAAAACTTCCTTAACCTCAGCATAAATTTCATAGTCAATCTTGTACGGGGTGCCATCATTGTTCGGTCCTAGTTGATAGCAAACACTTTCATGAAGTTTTTTAAGCGTCTTACGGAGCGCCTTGTTATCGGCGGTTAATTTATCCATAGCTCGATCAGTTTTTTTCATAATCGGATTTACATAATCTATTTTCACCCAACGAACATTTTTTTCGTCGGTCATATAGTTGTCTGTGTAGTCACTCATCATTCATTCACCTCTGCTGTTTTGTTATGTTCCTAACTTTATCCTATGTAATGTTTCTGCATTGCATCTGATTGAGTTAAGCCCCGCTCAAAGTAAGTATAAAAATTACCCATCTGATAAACATCAAGATATATCCCCATTTTTAAGGCAACCAATCCGGCAAAACCTTCCCACCACTCTTCAAAATCACTCATACCATACCCCCTGCTCGCTTAGCTTCCATCCTTACTTGATGGTCTTCATTCTCCCACTTCTTAAGCTGTAGCACTCTGTCAGTACCGCTATTAGCTGTATTTGGGTTATGGTTAACTAAAGTACGATTGTATGCCGCCTCTTTGCGCCCCTTCTCACACGGTACGCATCGCTTTGTTGTTGTATCTCTCGCGAATGATCCGCATCTGCATGGGTTCTTTGCTTTGTATGTGCTCATTACCCTTCCCCTTTCTTAGATGCCTTATCTGCCGCTTCGATTGCTTTAATCTTGGCAACGTTCTCTTTTAGAACCGCAACCGTTACGAATACAAAGCCCTTAGCCTTCATTCTTGCTCGGTAGTCTCTCGATGTTTGCGCTACTGTTTTCGGTTTCATGGTCTTCCCGTGTTAAATGGTGGAAAGAGTTGGTAACGATCCAACCTAGTCGGATTTTCAATCCGGTGCTAATCCATCTCAGCTACCTTTCCTAATTCGGTCTAGTCTTTCCCAGTGTCATGCCCAACCCAACCTTGAGTGCAACGCTTTCACGCACAGGAATTGAACCTGCTACCTATTGGTCACCAAGACCTCGGCAAACGAAGCGGAATCGAACCGCTCTGCTCGGATAATTCTTTAAATACTTATAGTGGGTGATGCTAGATTACGGCCCTATCAAAGCTTTGATTTGCTGACCTCGCCCGCTAAATAACATCACCTACTATAAATACTTAACCTAGACGGATTTTAAACCTTCGCTTATCAGCTTGCACAACTGCGTTTTACTAGGGTGTTGATTAGAGGTCAACCAAGGAAACGCACCAAGCCGCCAACCAACACAGATAGAATATCACCATTGCTGGTAATTACAAGTAATAAATTAGATTTATTTAGATTTCTTTCGATCTGTGAAAGTTACATACGCCATGTAACCGATCCATCCTATACCTATGACCGTGGCCATCTCTGACCATGGAAGTAAGTTCCAAATGGGGTCCCAATAGGGGTCATACCATTTTTCCGTGGTCGCAGCGCCTACAACGCCGACGCTAGAAGTCCCTTGAATTATTTTATCTTGAGCAATTTCGCGGATAGCCATGTCCTAAAATTTCCCCAAATAT